CCTTTTCCTTGAATGTCTGTTAATGCTTTCTCCATTTCTTTATTATTTACTACGAATTTCATTTAATTCTCTCCTAAGTTGCTTAATATGATTTTCATACTTTTCGATTTCCTTTTGCTTTTGATAAACAACCAAAGTTTCTTTAGATGCTTTTACTATGGGTTTCATTAAATAGGGAAATTTACTATTCAAAGTAAGACAAACTGCCCTAAGTTTCTCAATATCTTTTTCTTTCATAATAACCTCTTCATACCCTATATTCTCATATAGCCGTTGAACAGCATTTTCTGCCTTTAGTTCAGTATATCTTTTTCCTCTATTAACGGTTGCTGTATATTTATTTGAGCAACCTTCACAATCACAGTGCATATAGCACATATCTTGGTTTGGATTAACACACACCTTTAGTTGAGCATTAGATACAAATGCTTGACATCTTTCCTTTGTAAGACTAGGTTTGCGATAATTCTCATTACGGTTATCTTGACGAACAACACCACAACATTGTTTATTTTTTTGGTATCTATTTCTTGTCAAATCTTACCCTCCCTTAATTCAGGAACACCGTTCCATTGAATATTAGGGGGAGTTCCTTCACGCACAGTCCATTTCTTTCCAACTAAATTACCATTGGTTCTTGAACCAATCAATTCAGCACTGAAATGCAACTCGTTCTTTACTTTCTTCTTTGAACAATAAATCTCTTGTTCAAGTTTTCCGCCCCAATCTTTCCAAGCAGGTTGCACACCAACAGGTGAATTATCAACATACTTTTCAGTTTCGTGAGTAATGTAAATTACATCACAGTTCAATTGGTAAATTGCTTCCAATAGGAAATAGAAAGTCTTGTTTCGACTACCATACATAAATGGCATAATCTTTGTAACTACTCTCGGATTAGGATTAACCTTAAGCATACAACTATCGAACCATGTATCTACACCATCAATAACAAATACAACATCTTCTCCTGCTTCAATTTGCTCTTTGGCAAAGTTGATAAAATCAAGAGAGTTTTGTTCACTCTTATCAATATCCATAATGTTATCCTTTCGCATAACAATAGGACAATACACATTGATTCGGTCGGTTGCATCATGATGTTCAAACCATGTTGATTCAACACCTCTATCCCAATCAAGAACATAAATGTTCTTATCGGGGAAGTCTAATGCAATTCCAGTCTTTCCAGTCTTGGGTTCTCCCCAAATACCTAATACCATTCGTGCTTTTCGTTCTGCTCTCTTTTGAGCCATCAATTCTTTAAAATTCAGTTTTTCTTTTTTAATCCCTAGCAAGCCAATCACCTATATCATTTTCATTTATATCTACATCTTTTCCATTTGCTAAACACCAAGCCTTAATTATGCCCAGTAATTCTTTTTTGCTGGAACATATAAATCTAGTTTCTTTTGTTCCAATATGAAACTTCATAAAATATGTTCCCTTTGTTTTATCATTTTCATTCCAAGTGAGAAAGTCCACCTTTTCTAAATCAGCAATATAACTTTCTCCTTTAAGAATGAATTTATTTTCTATAATATCATTCATTTATTTTTCCTCCTAAGAGAACGGGCTTCGCACCCGTTTTGACCTACATTCATTGGCATTAGATTACACACGCACTTTATCAATTAAACCTCAAAACCAATCAAATGATTCTTCTTGCGGAGCATCTACTTCAATAGGCGCACCACGCTTTTCAGTTACAAGAACAGAAGAAACATTGATTGTTACAGGGTCAGCGACTCCATCAATCAATCGTTGAGATGTTCGACCAACAACAATAACAGAAGAACCAATTCCAAAATCAATATTCAAATGTTCGGGAATCCAACAAGTAGTCATGTTTGATTCATTATCATAATCGAACTCTGCATTCAAGTCAGTAATATTTAAAATACGATTGCCATTTGAAGTTGGCATCATATTCATATTACAAACTGTTCCGCCAGTAATAACGAAACGGTCTTTTGCAGGTAGAGTTTGACGAGTAATATGCGCTCTGTCAATTTCTACTAATTCAACCATATGACTTTCAAAGTTTTCATTTAGCACACTAAGCCAATCAACTTCTCCCATATCTCGATAATCAGAGTTTTCAGGGTCTAAATCATTATTGCGAATAAGACTGTCTTTTGTTGTCATTGTCATACCATATAGGTTATTTCCGTCTTCCGAAGGAATTGCTACAAAGTGAACAAAGTCATAACAATCGGGAGTAAATGCTACTCCACCGTCATTCTTGTAAGAGAAGGTATATGGTTTCATATCAGCACCATCAACACTTCCATAGAATACTCCGGTTCGTCGCATTTGTTCCAAAGGCAAAGGCTTACCGTAACTTCGGTTTTCTCCACCATTCATGTATGTTTTAGTATTATCCAAAGGAATAACCATTACACCATCCGGCATTTCTTCTGCACCGGAGGGTAAATCCGAAACCATTCGCTCTTGATATTCACCATTATAATAACGGCTAATCATCCATTTACCTAAAGCATTCTTAGTAGCGACTGCTACATGCCCTTCATTCAAAGCATTATCCGAATCACGGTTGTATTCTTCTTTTGCTTTATTACGGTTCCAAGACATCATATCTCTCGGTGCTTCTAAAGCAACGAAGAAACCAAAACATTTCTTAACAAGAGAATTACTTCCTGTATTCTGTGTTGTTTCACCTTGTTTTGCTCTACGAACAACTTGTGCGGCAAATGAACGCCATAGGCCAATTCCTAAATCATCATTTACCTCTACATTGTTTTCGGCGCAAATAGCCGTATATTTTTCTGTTGCTTCCTCCACCGTCATATTCAGGTGTTGTGCGCTCTTTTCCAATTCTGCTTGCATTTTTTCACTTAGCATATTTTCACTTCCTTTTTCATATTAGTTGTCCAACCATCCATGATAGTAATACTTTCGGAGTCATGGTAGTTGAACGATATTCGCTTTCTCCGACTGTTCTTAACAGTTTATACTTGGTAGTATTATCCAAGCCATCCGAAGCAATAATAGCATTATGCAAACCTAAACAGATTTGTTTAACGCTTCTACCTTCATAAACAATTTTATGAAGGTCTGTTAGTGCTTTGTTTGGATTTTTATTTAGTATTTCAATTAGTATTTCATTGTATTCTTTGTGAGAAGATTCTATTTGTTTCGATAATGAGAAACCGGAGGACTTAGCCGCCTGTATCTCGGTAATCGCCCTACGCAAGTCTCCATCTACCTCATATATGAAGGTTGCTAATTCATCATCTGCAAATATATTTACTTGCTCTTTTTGAAGCATTGACTTGATTACTTCAAGAATGACTTCATTCGCAAGTGGCTTAAAATGATAATTAGCACACCGACTTTGTAATGGGTGAATAATCTTACTTCTGTCATTACAAGTAATAATGAAACGAACATTGTTTGCATATCTTTCCATAATGCGCTTCAATGCACTTTGAGCATCAACTGTCATTCCTCCCAATTCATCTAATAGAATCATTCGGAAAGGAACATCGCCAATTGTTCCACTTTGCGCTACATTCTTAATTGTAGTTCTTACAACTTCAAGTCGCCTATCATCGGAAGCATTTACTTCTACAAAGTTATCATTAAAACAATCACCAAGAATATCTCTTGCTAAGGCAATAGCAGCCGCAGTTTTACCTGTTCCGGCATTACCAAAGAATAATACATTTGGCATGTTTCCTTCTTCAATCCAAGTAGCGGCATCCATTACAAAATGTTCTTGCCCTACAATGTCTCCTATCTTCTTTGGTCTATATTTTTCTGTCCATAACATATTTATTCCGCCTTTAATTCCCAAATTGCCTGTTTATTATCTCTACAAAATCCAGTTTTCTTGGCAACACTTCTCATAAGATTAGATAGTTGATTCATAGTTGGAGTATCATTTCTCCGACTTTCACGCTTATTTTTCTTATAGCCTACAATCTTACCATCTTTAATGATTCGTTGTGTTCCCCTTGTTGTTGGGTCTTCTTTCAATCTTTCCATAATTTGCCCTGTTGTTTTTGGGCCGTCTTCTAAAATTCTTTTTATTCTCTTTTTATTATTTTTATTTAAACTCATAGATAATCACCTAATGTTTTTTGCTGAACCTTTA